CATTCGTAAATACAGGCAAGTATGCCAATTCCGATAGCAATACAAAGCCCGATGCCGTGCTTCTGCCCCGCATAATCATCCCACGTTGACCAATCTTGCGCACCGGTAAATATATACCCAAGCGATAACGCGACAAGCCCATGAAGCCAACCGCGTTTATTTTTGAAGTTGTTTATTAGTTCGTTCATAATACCGATTTTTGAATATTGTAAAAATAGATAAAAAAAGCACGTAAATGTAGCCAAAAATGTACACACGTAAAGGAAACTCTTTAAAGTCAAATAGAAATTGATAAATAGTTGTGATAAAAATCAATCGCATTAACATCTTTGAAACGTATGGCATTGTCGTCCAATTGAAAAAATAATAAACGCAGCAGGCCAATATCGGTGGTACATCTAGTGCGTTTGCAATTACATAGTTTTCGCTTATTGCATACCAATCACATAAAAAAAACAAACCGATGCCTACAATCCAATAGGATATAATAAGCATCGGCAAGTATGTGAATAGTAGTTTCATTTAGCTGTTGTGGTGCGGGTTAGGAAGTCCAATCTCAAACGATTCAGGATAAACAATTGACTTTCCGATATTGTTTTCGTAAATCACATAGTCAGACGAATCAACAAAGCCATCCGAGTTAAGGTCTGCCGCCCCGCCCATCTCTGAATTGTTGTAAGCAGACTCCCAAGCATCGTAATCCATCGCGTCAATAGTTCCGCTGCCGTCAATGTCTCCTGAGTAAAGTGCAAATACCCCGCTTTCAGCCTCTACTTGGTTATCGCCATAGGCTTGCTCTGCCGCTGTGGTGAAATCGTAGTTTACAGTTGTGCCGTTAAGCGTTACTGTTCCAGACGTGAACACTTGCAATGTGTTTTGAGTTCTAACGCCTAAATAAAAGATGCCTTCGGCCTCAAACTCTACACTACAAGTGCCGTCTGTTGCGAGTGTTGTTGTTTGTGTTTCAACGATTCCGTTAGATACGTGAGCCGTAACGGTTACCGTTTGCTCTGCGGCCATTTCTCCGCTGCCTGTGTACGCTCCTTGAGCGAACAATTTTAAATTTACAGTTGTCATATAATTATGGTTTAAAAGGTATTTGAATAAGTGTAGGCTCTTGCATAACGTCATTTAATAGGTAAACATAAAACGAATCAGTATAGTCATATGTGTTTACCCGCAAAGTATAATCGTCCACATATATCACGGTAACACCAAAGGTGCTTATCCCTGGATAAACAGTTATGAAGTCTGTTTTTTTATACACACTATTTTTAATATAGTCTTTTACATTTGCGAAAATTGGCAAATCAGCAACGATGTAATAATCACCATCCGAGTTGTAAGTAGTCGAAATACTCGCGTTCATTGCACCTATTACCGAGCTGGTTAAAATCTCAGGCGCGTTGGTTCCATGTTGGGTTAATTGGACTTCAAAGTGTGATATTGGTTCGGCGTTGACAACCCATCCATTAGTCAGCGGTTCGGCTAGTTTTACTTCAAAAGGAATTATACGGAATTCGTGGCCGATAATTCTTGACATGGTTCCGCCGTTACATTTTAGATTGATAAATGTTCCATAACCAACACTTCCGACCAAATTAACCCAAATAGCAGGGTCATAGGTATTATCAGGTATAACTGCATCGATTATACCGCCTCCTGTAAAACAGATATATTTGCCTATATGCGTTGTATCGAATGTGAAATCCCCGTTAGCTACGTCGTGTAGGATTACGGGGCGGTCGGAAACGTTTAGTACTTGCGTTAAATTGGGCGTTGTTGGAATTGTTGGCGTATCAGTCAAATCATTATAGCTCCCGCTAGTTGCTACTTGGGCTAATTCATTAGTTTCAACAAATGTACTTGTACCGTCTGCACCGTCATTAATCAAATCTGATGTCTTGGTTACTGTACCTGAGGGCTGTGTTATAATATTAACAATGGTCTGATTATCAGTTGTTGTGATTTCTATAACTTCCTCTACTATTGTAGTTGTTATGTTTATTGTATCGCTCATGATGTAATTGTTTCAACAATATTAAACTCGCCTTTTATCCATTTATGAACGCTGCCATCTGAAAGAGTAATCTTAATATCGTATTTGTATGCTGCTGGTTCAATATTAATTACTCTTTCATCAATTCTAAATACACCTCCAGCCGCATTTGTAATAGTTATACCGCTACCATTAGACAATTCAAGTGAAACAGTAGTGCCATAGCATTTACGTAACTGCATCTTAATACTTGCGCCAACTAAACTAAGCGGACTGCCATTTTTTTGTATTGTAAATGTTTGTGCCTCAAACGTTGTCCCTTTTAAGTGCGTAAAGTTTAATTGATTCATCCTTTTCTATTTTTTTTAAAAATACTTCTAATTTTTTTACGTTTTCAGCTTTAGGGCTATAACGTTTTTTAGGGTAAGTACCATCCGCCATAATTTGTAGTTTTACTTGATGATAGATGTCCGTTAATAAATTCATTATACTCAGGAAACTGATTATTATTAGCGCAAATATAATCCATAAGCCTACGGGTGTAAAATTTAGCTGTATCTGCTTCCTTGTTCATTAAGAAATCAACCTCGGTTTTATCTGCATTTTGCGCGTTTTCTGCCGTATGCTTAAAAATACCTTTATTACCTACTATATAAGCTCCGAAAGGCAAGTACTCAACGAATGCCCAATGTAACAGCATAGGCTTAATATAGTTGTTTACAAGCGATAAATAAGGGTCTTGCAGCTCGTCGTTTATAATATCATTAGATATTTTGTTAAATAAAACATATCCAAGTGCATTTTGCAAATGAGTGTCTTGTGCAATGGTTATAAATTTGATGATTTTATCTTCATCAATATTGCCGTTTGCTGCCGTGAAGCGTTTAATATCGTCTGGAGTTACAAATAAAGGGCGTGCCATGTCTTAATATTATTTTAAAAAACCATTATTAGGCATATCAACTGGGCGTTGATACACTTTTTTGTCGTTTGTAGGAGCGATATATCCCTCTTTTCGTTGTTGTGCCGGAGATATTGCTTGAGCTAGCGGGCTGCTTATGTCTGTGCCTTTTCTTCGATATGTTTCGCGTTGCCAAGCATGATGGCATCCGCCCCCGCCTTTGTAGAGCCAAATAGAGTAGGTATCCGCGCCACCTGCTCCCCATCCTGCGTTAACTGCCACGCTATCCATAGCGATTATATCCTCTTTTCTGTAAAGCCTATCAGCCGCGCGCATTTTAATACAAAATTCACGGCTATTTTCGCTCACTTCGCCTACATATCGATAACGAGTTAAGAAAATAGGATTATCTTGCTCTGATTTGCGTTTAGCAAATGCAGGTATTACTTTAGATAGTAAAGATTGTTTGTTATTGGCTTTTTCAATAAGCAAATCAAACTCTTCTTCATTATCATACAATACATCGCTTACGTGAATAAGCTCATATCCGTCTACTTCTGATTGTCCTTTAGATATAAGACCCTCCGCTAAAAAACTATCAGTTGTTTGATGCGCTGACATTTTAGTTTGTTCTGTTGTTAGTTCGCCTGCTGCTGTTAACGGCTGCAATTGCTCAAAGTATAAATCCATTACCACACCAGCCTCGGCTAAAACTTTATCAACGGCTTCGATAATTGTTTCTTGTAATGGCTTCACGGCCATATTATCATAAAGAATATAACTGTTTTTTAATTCGTCTGCATTAGAAGAAAATCCGGTAGTTGTAGCAACTCCAAACAATAACGGTGAGGTTACATTATGGCCAAGCATAATTTTTCGCATTGATTCTTCAGATAAATATTGATAGTGTTCTGGCGCATCATTAAGAGGAACGCTGTCAATAGTTGTTTTTAGAGTTTCGTTATCGTTGAATGAAACAATTACTTTTTTACCTTTTGAACCGGTTAGCGTTTGCACCGTTTTTTTTGCTCTTAAAGCTTGCTCATCTTCGTTAGGAACTCCATTGTTGTAATTTACAATTGTTGTCGGACTGAATGAATTTTGAACCTCATTGATTAAATACTCGCTAATCTCCCATTCCATTTTACAGTATGGCAACGCACCAAAATAATCAACGTTTGAATAATATTTCTGACCAACACTATAATGTCCTGAGTAAAGTATTTTAATCTCGGCTTTTTTATCGCTATCAAAGCTAGGGTATGGTTTAGGCTCAAATTTTTTTGTATCTGACCAATTATCTGAGTAGTAGTAATTTTCTACTACCCCTTTTGAGTTGCATTTTTGAGCGCGCACAAGTTGCACCGGCAAATGTTCACAGCGATATATTTCACCGCCTTTGTATAATACTTGAATAGCAAAGTTTCCGTAAACCTTATAGTCGGTAACTATTTTTTTTACAACTGAATCGGGTATGATGCTTTTCATTCTAGCATACATATTCGGGCGCAACCGAGCATCTCTGGCTTTTAAACCCTTGCCAAACATTAGTTTAACGATATTGTTTATAATCGCATTGTTTGTAGTTGAGTTATAATAAAGGTCTGTAATCTCGTTAAACCAACAATCATTTTCGCCAAATA